ATTCATAACGCTCTTCTTCATCAGCAGTAGATGTCTTGGGAGCAACTTTACCAATACCAAGAACAGAATTTAGACGCTTTTCAAGTTCATCATAGGACTTGAATTGATCAGGAGCAACAATTGCAGAGAGCGAATATTCTTTCTTCCAGAGTGCTTCTAGAGCATCATCATCATCCATAAGAGGTTCTGGTGAATCAAACTCTGACTTATCGTAGTTCCAATAACCCTCTACCTTACGAATCTTGAGACGGAAGTTTGCGCCCACCCAAAAATCAAACGGATTGATGGGTGCCTCATCTTCAAATTCTGGTTGCATTGCGTTCAGAATCTTATCAAAGATTTTCTTACCAAATTTAAAGAGAAAGATCTTACCTTCGTTTTCTGGATTTGCAGGATCTTTAATTACATAGATGTTTGAATAATATGATAGTTTACGCTTCCGTTGACGAACTGTTTCTTTATCGCGGTCGTTTCCGGAGTTCCAAAGTTCAGTGTTTGACGCACATACTGGACACTTCTGACTAATTGTAGTGGAGCAGTTGTCGATCAACCAACCACCAGTTCCCTGAAATGCGTGATTATATAGTTTTACCCAAGGTAGATCTTCATCACCGGGAGCAGGAAGGAAACGGATAACTGCAGAACCTACATCTCCTTTGCCCATAGTCGGTTTCCAGAAGCGTTCATCGGTTCCTCCAGCACCACTAGTATTCATTTTTTCAACTTCTTTTACTAGTTTATCAGTAAGAGAACCAAGTTTAGATTGTTTTTTTAGAGATTCAAATGACATTTTATTTCAGTGCAGATTTGGCCTTTATGACTTTGCTTAAGGGATCGTCCAGCCCATAATTATTCTACTACCCCTCTTCAGGAAAGTCAAGTTGTTCTTTCATGGTTTCAATTAATCTCATCATATTATTAAAAATAATATTCATATCAACATTTGGTGACATACCCATCATTGTTGCAGACTCAACAATTTTTTCTTTCATCTCAATTGCCTCTGGATCATCAGATAAACTCAGACGAGTATAAAGAATTTTTTGCTTACTTAAAAGTTTTTCTAAAAGACTTATATGAAACTTTTTTTCCTCAGTATTCATTGCGGGAAAAGTGAATATATTTCTATAAATATCGTCTTGTAAAATAGATATTTCACTCATCTCTGCTCTAACTATATCGGAATTGAAGAAACTCACAACACACACTCCTTCAATAATTGCTTAAATTTGTTTACATCAATATGTATGAAGGGAGTATATTTTTCAATTCTCATAGATACAAATTCCCAAACAGGGTCTTGAAGTTTCTTATCAAACTCTTTTGTGTACTCGAGAATATTATTTAAAATAATTAAAGTTTCTAATGATATTTTTTTCTGAAGATAATTCTTAATAATTAAAGGATGCTTGTTACCTTGAATACTAAACATCTCATCAAAGTTTTTTGAATTAAAAATGCTTATTTCTTCTTTAAAAATATAAGAAAGTGATTGAGTCTTGCGCATCCAGTTCTTATAATTATCTTCCCCTTCCTTAATGATTTGACCAATCCAAAGTGATTGTGGATCATCACAAGAAGCAAAATTTGCCACAAAAAAGTTTAATATTTCCTCATCAGTTTTATTTCTGGACAATTTTTCAAACCAAAATCTATCTTTGCGTTTATAGAAAGATTGGAGATTTGCTTTTACTTTTCCATTATATGTGAAGTAATTATATTTTTTATTCGTGAAATGATTCTTAAGAGCAAGATATTTTTGATATGATTCAAATGGTTCCAATTTCAAAATACTAATCGTGCCTTTGAAGTTTTCTTAAGAAAATTAAGTTCAGTTGCTTCGCACTTAATCTTCTCTTTAAGTGGTTTTGAAAGAAGTTTAGGTACAGATTCTAAATCAATTTTGTTGATTTCACAAAAAGCAATTATTGCATCAATATAAGATACACTCTCTTGAACTACAAGTTTCTCAACTTCTTGAGCAAATCTTGAGGGACAGAAAAACTTTTCTTCTAATACTTTTTCTAATTCTCTATTGTAATCAGAAGTCATTAATTGAACGAGCGTAAGTGGCACAATAATTTAATTCACTTTTGTTTATTATAAACCTTTAGTCCTTATATGTCAAGCAATTTGTTCTAACTTATCGTTTACAAATTTTTTGATATACTGAATAACGAGTTTCATATATTTTTCTAAATCTCTTTCTTCGTAAACAACACATTCTCCATTCTCACAGGTCATTATAATAACTAACTTTTTAATCTGAATATCCGTCATCTCATATAAAGCCATTCCATAAAACATAGTTTGAACAAAATATCCTTCTAACCATTCACGGGGCTTTGGTTTTGCGGAAGTCTTATAATCAATAACTGCAAGTTCACCATCAAATTCTCCTATAGTATCGACAGAACCTGCAACTCCCAAAATTTTACTGTGTAAAGAACTTTCTAGACAGTAAATATTATTTATACGATTTAGAGTTGGTTTCGCCAATTTAAATAACATTTCTGAAATTGGTTGAACCTCTGAGAGTTCTTCGTTTAGCAAATAACTCTCAATGAGAGTATGAGTATCAGTACCACGACTGGTTGCTCTTTTTGTGATTCTATTTGCTTCTTCTTCTCCAACTCTTTTACGCCATTTTGCAAACTTTGCTTTACTATAATGACTAATAACGGAGGTAATAGACACCAGTTTTTTATTTTCTTCACCAATGTTATAATAACGAACTCCATCTATACTCTCCCTCGTAAGTTTTGGGAGATTCAAATCAATATGTGTGAACATTTTATATGGTAATATTTAAGGAATGTTTTGCAATTAAGTACTCTTTAACCAATCCACTTCTGCATACGTCTTCAATACCAAATTCAATAAAATCAAATGATGGCATAATTTGAAGAATTTTTATAAAATCGTGAATTCCATTTCTCTCATTCTGTCGCACTAAATCACTCTGCGAAGCATCACCACAGAACATAATTTTACAGTTTTCGCCAACACGAGTGATGATAGAATCATTTTCGTGTCCATTCATATTTTGGAATTCGTCCACAATAAGAATGCAATTATCAAAAGTAGTTCCTCTTAAGAAAGAAGAAGACCAAAAAGAAATAGTACCTTGAGATTTAAGATTGCCGTATAGCATCTCAAACTCATCTTCAGACGGCAGTTGGAACATATATTTTACCATATTTTTATATGGTATTTCAAAGAGTGCTGATTTATCTTCGTGATTACCTGGCAAGAATCCAATTTCGCGAGTCTGCACTAAAGACCTAATGATGTATATTTTATCATAAGGTGTCCTATCATTAAGAACATCTTTGAGTGCATTGTAGAGAACGATAAAAGTTTTACCAGTTCCAGCTGCTCCATAAGCAACAATGTGCTTACCTTCATCATAGGATTCAAATAGTTTTCCTTGATTATCTGTTAGAGGTTGAACATCTAAAAGTAAATCAGAGTTTAATGGTTTTCTACGCTTCATATGTTTCGTAGTCATAGGAACACCGCCAACAGACTGAGTATCTTGATTGGTTCTTTTTCTTCTTGTCATTTTAGATTTTCTTTACGAGTGATTTAGGTGCTTTAGATGCTTTATCCAAAATTTCATTCCATCCGGGATGTTTATCAATGAGTTTGTCTTTCCACTCACCAACTTCTCCTGGAGTTGCACATCCCTGACTCCAATCGCGGGACCATTCTGGATTGTCTTGATACCACTGTGTGATGTCGTGAACACTCATTTCAATCACTTTAGTCTCACCAGTTTCTTTACTTTTGATTGGATAAATTGCCATAAGTTTTAATAATGTGTATGAGTATTTAGATCAAGGACTCAAACGTGCCTTATGAAGTCTTTTCTCCTCATAATAACTAAAGATCTCAGGAACCCATTCTTTAATTGCAGGAATCATACCTTCGCAAAGTGCTTGAATTTCCACCTGAGCATCAAGTTTAGCACGAAGATCCAGAAAGTGTAACACTGCACGAAGAGAGAATGTAACAACGAAGTTTTGACGAATATTCTGTGGAAGATAATCCCGAAGATGTTCCTCTGCCATACCACGCTTAGTATAACCCTCCTCATACCTCTCAGATGCCGCCAGACAGAACTTTAACTGCCTTTCGTAGTCTTCCCTCGTCCATTCATACTTATGCCCTTTACGGTCCAGGTAGAGACCTTCTGGACGCACATAGAAAACTTGTTGTGGTTTCAGTTCACCCTTTGCAACCTTCAGTACACGACGACCAGTATAACGCTGAGATTGAACATCAAAAGAAACTCCGACACGATGAGTTCGTGCCTGAACCATTACATTATGAACGAATCCAACACAATCAAAAGTAATTGCAGGATGTTCTAGTGGTCCCCAATGACCTCTTTCATTTGCAAGTAGATGTTCAATTACCCATTTACCACATTCCTTTTCTACGGGGGGCATCACCGTATGAATAGGTACTTCAGAATAATCATTCTTACCTGCTTGCCAAACAAGAGTCTGGGGAAGTTGTGACTGACGAATCATCACAACTTTCATTTCTTGATCTAGTTCCAGTAGATCTTTTGCTTTAATAGGTTTCATTAGTTTGGTGTCTCCCAATTTTTCTTTTCTGCTTTGCGAAGTTTTTTCAATTCCTTATACATATCTTTTATTTGTTGATATGCTTCTTCTGGAGAAATTTTATTAGCAAGTTCAAGTCCTGCTATGAGAGCACACTTATCACCAAATCTTGCAAGCGCCCTTTCATAAGGCGTAATGTCTTCATACATCTTCTTCGTCATCCTCAGTATAGTATTCATCAACATCATCCTCAACATATGAGGATGTAGTCTCATAAGAAATTTCTGGAACATCTTCAAGTTCCTCTTTTAAAGATTGAATCAAAAGATCCAGATTTCTCACAATTAGTTTTAACCGTTCTTTATTCATTCCGATAGTATGTCTCTTATCAGTTTACATAAAAAAAGAGAGAATGTCAATCCTCTCCTTTTTTTTATCGTTGAATATAATTAAGTTTATATTCAATTGGTTTGAGTTGCGCTATCATTATATCACAACCAATCTTTGGATCCACTATCCCACAAGTAAAAATATCTGCCGATGCCTTATGTTCCTCAGGCCAAGTATGAATGCTAATATGACTTTCGGAAAGTAAGCAAATAATAGTAACACCTTGAGGTTCAAACTTATGAGATACTGTTTTTAATATAGTTGCTCCAGATGCAACTGCAGAATTTTCCAGTAAATCAACAAGAAAACGCTCGTCATTCAACAGAACTGATGAGCACCCATATAGATTCAATAAAAAATGCTTACCCATTTATTTAATTCAGAGGATTATCCTCATATTCTTTTAAAAGTTCCGACACAACTTTTTCTGTTCCATCAATTTTCTTCACTTTATACAAGGAAGATTTCATATATTTTTTAATTTTTTTGTATTGCTTTAGTAGTTTATCAACTTCAGTTGAATTAATTTCTACTTTTAGTTTATTATCAAATCCTGCAGTCATTTTTTTTTCTTTCCTTCAGGTGCTTTATATCCCCATATTCTAGGAGAAACTCTTCCATATCCAAATTCAATTTTTTGAACTGATCCAGGACCAAACTTGTCATAATACATATCAAAGATTTTAACTCCAGTTCCACGACATAAGT